CCGCATTAGATAATCTTATATATTGGCTAAATACCGTATCTAGTTTTTTAACTAGTTTACTTCTTGTAGGTTTTTTAGCTTTTTTAGGCATTATTAATCAAGATGATTTAACAAAAGTTTACCGTCAGTTTCGTTAATTCCTTTTATTTGTTTATATAAATGCTTACTATCAGATTTAACTTTATTTTTTTCAGCTTTAGTAGAATCAACACCTAAATTTGTATATTGAATTGCATCTAATTCTAATATAGTATCTGTTCTTTCTTTTACTGATAATTGAAAATCTTTAGCAATCTTTTCTGCTAGTTTTCTTATAGTTAAATCTTCTGACATATTTAATATATTTTAAAAATTAATAAACCACTAACCCACCAAAATTACAACCTTTTTTTTTAAGTTGTAAACTTTATTACAATAAACATATTAACAATTTTTATTTATGTTTACTATTTCCAAATACTTTTTCTACTCCTCTTGAACCAAAATATCCTCCTATTACTATAGATAGCAATCCAGTTATAGAGTCTAATGGGTAATTTAAGTACCAACCAATAACATAACTTATTGTTAAAAAAATTAAAGTCAAAGGCCTAACATTAGATGCTAACCAACTACCTGATCTTGCATCTGCTACCCATCTACGAGTTGTTCCATCAATTTCAGCACGTTCTAGGTCAAGTTTTTTCAATGCAACTTGTTTATCATCATCGCTCATTTCTGAACCTCCTATAATTGCTTGAATTACATTTCCAGCTAATGTATCACCTGCTACAGCTCCTACAATGTCAGGTATTTTCTCTAATAAAAACTGACCTACTTTGGTATCTTTAAATTTTTTTTTGTCTTCCATAGCGTACTTCCTACGGTATTAGTATGTCCAAACAGAGTTTTGCTTAGAGTCATCTGTGTCACAATGAATAAAGGTTTTTGCGACTCCAATTCTACTAAATCCTGCTTCAATAAGTGCAGATAGTATAACATATCTTTCGTGTCCATTTGACACTGCAATATCTGCTGCGACTCCAATAAGGTGTGATGAGTTTGGTACTCCACCGACTTTGGTATTATGTTCTTTTGTTCTATAACCACTTGTAATCTTGAATGAGATTCCTGCAATGTCTCTTGCGTGGTCAAGTTTATAAAGAAAGTTACTATCCATATTCTTACCTGAATTAGGTAAATCAGGACTGTCAAATTCCGATAAAGAAAAATGATTAAGGTTCATACAAATAAAGCTAATAAAAACATAAGTATAAAGAAAGATACAAATATTACTTTCATTCTATCAAAACTCTCTCCGTTCCAATTAGTGATATACCAATCCTTTACCCAATTAAGTGCCGTACCAACAAATTCGTTAATTACATCCATTACTTTCTTTTTTTATCTACTTTTAAATACTCTAAATCTTTCATAAAATCACGCATTTCTAAGGTTATTTCTCTAACCTCTGCTTCTAATGCTCTTTGATTCTTCCAAGTATATTCCTTTTCGTTGTATTTAAGTTTTGAGACCTCTGAGGTATTAGCATCTATTTTAGCACTTAAAGTATAGTAAGAACCAATAATAGAAGCAAACATTGCACCTATTGTTATTATTTGTGTGATACTGATTGAAACATCAGCTTTACCATCTCCGTCTAAATCAATTTTTGCCATTATCTTTGAGTTTCTTTGTTATACTTATAATTGTGTACCCTATCGCCAACACTAAAGATACAGTTTGAAGATAAGGATTTGCTTCGCTCACACTAATCCCAAGTGCAAATAGATTCGTTACTGCTATCTTCAAATCTTCCATTTTATGAAGCGTACCAATACAATTCACCATTTGTCCAAGAATTGTAATTTACAAAATATCCACCGTTTTTTACAGAACCGCCTGAATTTGAAATTGAATAAATATTTCTTGCGCTACAACCACCAGTGGCGTTTTTATACATAAAATATTCAGTATATATAGTGCCGCTTCCGCCCACAGCTTGACCTCGATTTTGTCTTCCTGATATTTCGTGATTAAAACAACCACTGAATCCTTTATTCATTGTACCCATATGAACCCAAGCATTACTTAGATTCTTGTAATATCTTGCCACATAAGCTGAACTTGAGGGTGCTGCAACAAAACATTTTGAGTTTCCAAACGCATAAGCATATGGGGTTGCTTGTGTGATTCTGTTTCCAATTGTTGTTCCGACTGAATTAGTGGCATAAGCCCAATAATAATACGTTGTATTACCACTTAAACCGGTAAACGTTCTGCTAAATGAACCAGTAGTGCCGGCAACCGTGTATTTCGGGTTTGATGTTGCTGCGGATGAATTTGTTCCAAAATAAAACCCTCGCTCAGTTATTGTGCCACCACCGTCGCTTGTTACATTACCATTAGCAACAATTTGGCTTCCAGTTACCGAAGTTGCATTGTTTGTTGTAACGCTTGGCGCAACCGCACTTGTATACCCATAAAATTCTTTCATTCCGTTAGGAGCAGTAAATCCTGCTGCTATGGATAAACCATTTAAAGATACGTCAGTGCCTGTACCTGTTCCATTAATTTCGAGATTAATGTCTGCATTTAGTCTTAATTGTCCGCTGCTAGGTACTGCCATTTTTAATCGTTTATTGTGTTGTTTATATGTGGTAAATTTTTAAGGACTTCATATCCTTTTTTTCTTAAATCATCATTTGATTGAATTAATCTTAATTCTCCGATAGCATCATCTTCCATAATATAACTTTCTTTGTCACTCAAATAGTCATCTTTATTGGCGTAAATTAAGAATTGAATATCAAAAAGATATTCCCCATCTTCATTTGAAATAAGTTTGTAAAAATTGTAATGACTTATAACAATATATACGTTTTCATGTAATGTCGATTCTTCATTAATCACTGGAAGTGTTTCCGTAATGGTTTGACCACGAAATTCATATTTAGGATGAAAATCTGGTAAATCAATCGGATAAGTTATATCTTCTTGATAAGTTTCTGTTTCCGACTGTGTATATGTTGTTTTTGTATAATCTGCAAATATTGCCATTTTTTACTTTTTTAATTCGTTGACTTGATTTGATAAATCTTTAACGGCTTCAATTAATACACCAACAAGACCATCGTAATTTACTGTAAGTCTTTTTTCATCTTCTCCTATTGGCTGTACTTCTTTAACCAATTCAGGGAATACTTCTTGTATATTTTGTGCAATAACACCAACGCTAGATTTTCCATTTGCTTTCCAATCGTAAGTGACTCCATTAAGCTTTTTAATGGCTTCTAAAGGGTTTTCTATTGGTTTAATATTATCTTTTAATCTTTCATCTGAGAATGCAGTAGAAGCCGCTACAACATCTCCTGCAACTTGTAAATCAAATGCTGAATCTAAACGCATTTTTTCAGCGTCTCCAATGGAAAAACTTATTTGGTCATTAGTAGCAAATGAGATATAATTTTCACTTATGCCTCCTCCTATTTCTAAATTTGTATTGTATATTGAAGTTACGGTTGTTAAATTCGCATCGAGGTCAAATTCAAAATTATTAAGAGTTAATCCGTCTCCTGCTGTATATGAAAAACCTGCAAAACCCCAAGAAAATGTACCATCACCATCAGACAAAAGTGCTTGACCTGCAAATCCGTTTCCTGTTACTTTTAAATTGTCAGCATCCACTACATCACTTGCAATAGTTAAAGCAGCTGAACCTGTTACCTCACCTGTATGGTTTGCATTATAAAAATTAATAGTTCCTTCTGAAATATCATCTGTGTCGAGTGTAACGACTCCTGTTTGTCCGTTTACCGAATCAACATCTCCTGCATCGTCTGTATACAGTTCTGTAAAGTTGTCATTTACTTTATCAAAAGCGGTTCTTAAAGGGTCTCCTGTACCATCGTTGGGTGCAGTTCCTATATTGATTGTTTGTTTAGCCATTTTTTGTTTTTTTATTCTTGTGTTGCATCTGCAGTATAAAGTGTTGTATCAGCAAAAATATTTGTGTCATCTGCAGACAATAATA